GATTCAAACCGCTTCTCAATTGAGAAAACGGGTAGATATTTTTAAGGGTATTAAGGACCTTAAATACAATAAAAATGAATTATACGATACCTATGATAAAACACACCCCACTTATAAAGATTTACAAATATCAGTGAATCAAAAAGGGGGTGCTGAGTTTACTTATAATTTTTGGATGTACAAAGATAATACAATTAATTTAACACGAGATACCTTACCAATTAAAACCGACCAAGGACTGCGTACAGACGATATTATATTACTCTTAAAGGGTATTAAAAAAACATACAGCTACCGTGGACTGTGTGGAACACCAAAGAATGATGTGCTTGTAAAATGTCCATTGATTAAATTGCAATCAGACTTGGATGTAATGACCGTTGAAATCAATACCGTATCTTCACCCGATGGTGTGCATGAAATGTCTCGCAATACGTGCTCGGACGCTTCCAAAGATTGGAAAAAAATGAATTCACATATTTTGGCCATTGAAGGCTTGTCCAAACCAAATTTTGATAAGAAATGGTTTATGGTAACAGTTGTTATGCAAGATGTTACACCCGTTGACCCCTTGCCTTTCCGTAATAGAGTACGTATTATGATATATGTCAATGGTGTGATTGAATTGGATAGATATGTGGATGGACGTCTCAGCAGTGTAGCAGACGATGCCTCGATTATTCGTCAAAATATGGCTCCTTTGTACGTTGCACCCACTCTAAAAGTCGACCGTAGTGGTACAGAAGTTACGATTGAATTACCTGCATCAATTCCTGAAAAATCCCTTTACATGGCCGATTTAAGTTACCATAATTATGCATTGCCAATTGAAGAAATTAAAGCATTGCATAAAGCTGGATTTACAAAAACGGTTGCACCCAGTGTTGCCGATACAGAAAACACTCGTAATGTCATTAATGAAATGGAAAACTCTGTATCTTTTACAGATGGAAAGCAACAATTGCGTGAATTTTAAATCAGGCGTATTAAAGAATAACAATAAACATCTTTTATCACAATAGAAGACATACGCCGTCACTTATTTTTACAATGGCCGGTGGTGTGATGCAACTTGTCAAATCCGATGGTAGCGGTGGCAGTGGTGCCCAAATGGAATATTTGATTGGAAATCCTGAAATTAGTTTTTTTAAAACCGTTTATCGTCGTCATACAAATTTTTCAATGGAATCGGTCCGACAAACATTTTTAACCAAACCAGTATTAGAATTAAATACTCGGGGTAGTTTTACATGTCGTATTAATCGCGTGGCCGATTTATTAAAAGAGGTCTATTTATGTTTTACATTACCTGCCATTTATTCAACCGACAAACATCGTTTTCAATGGATTGAAAATTTTGCAAAATACGCTATTTATAATTATTCCGTTAAATTGGATACACAAACGATTGACCAACGTTATGGTGAATGGATGGACATATGGTCGGAATTGTCCATTTCTTCCGACAAGAAAAATATTTATGATAAAATGTCGGCCAATACATCGGAAGTATCAAGTCCATTGGTTCGAACCAAAAAAATAACCATTCGAAATAATAAATTGATTTACCAATATTATCCGGTTGGAGTTACGGGTAGTCCTTCAATTCCTCAATCTAAATACTTTATTCCTTTGGATTTTTGGTTTACTAAAGAACCAGGATTAGCATTGCCATTAATTGCATTGCAATATCAAAATTTAGATATTACGATTGAATTTCGCTCTTTAGTTGAATTATGTCAAATATACGACCATACAGCCGAAAAATACATGAGTATTCCAACCTACAATGAACAATCCTATAATACCCCTGTAGTATTTGGACAATTCTTGTATCCAACAAATCTTATTCCACTTTCGTTTGGAAATACAGTAGATTTAGAAGCTTATCTCGAATGTAATTTTATTTATTTAGATACCGACGAACGTGTTCAACTGGCAAAAAACAATACAGATTATTTAATTGACCGTGTTTATCGAATTGAACAAGGAGGTATTTATAAACAAGCAACCATTGACCTTACACTACAAAATCCAATCAAAGAACTTATATGGTTAACACGACGTTCGGATGCTATTTTATATAATGATTGGTCGAACTTTACAAATCGATTGCCATCGGATAGAATGTATCCAATTATGAAAAGTGCACGTTTACTATGGAATGGTATGGAGCGTTTTGAAGAAAAAGATAAACAATACTTTAACTTGGTCCAACCCTATATGCATCATACCAGAGGTCCAAGAGAAGGCATTTATGTGTATAGTTTTTCTTTAAATCCTGAGAAAAATCAACCTAGCGGTGCATTCAATGCATCCATGATTGATAGAATACAACTATACGTTACTAATGAAGATTTAGAATCGGGTTCTACATACGATTATGAATATGTGGTTTATGCCGTTTATAATAATATATTTAGAGTCATGAGTGGTATGGGAGGAATGGTATTCGCTTATTAATTCTAATGCTATCAATAGAGAGCTTTTATTGAATGAATTTGGTAACATTGATTGTTATTATGGTCGTTGCCTATGTTGGTTGGCAATACTTACAAACGTTTAAGGTTATGGTGGATGAACTAAGAGAAATGCGCACAAAATGTATGGGGTCTCCTTTACCCAATACACCACCCCAATCCTCCATTAAAGAAACCTTGATTCATGCATTGGAACAAATGAAACAAAAGGCAAAATAAACCCTTTGACTTAAAGTATTCCCGCTATTATTTACTATCAAATACGTTTGATTGAACAAATGGCACCAAAAAATTCACGAAAGAAAAAAACAGAGGATATTCCAGTTCAAACAGTGGAAGAGTTTCCAATATCACAAGAAACCCTATCTGCAATAGAAGACCCCCTTCCACCCTCTACAGATGTTGAAATGAAACCAAAAGTTACACGTAAGGGACGTCAATCAAAAAAAGACGATAAAACCATGGATCATGTCATTGTCCAATTACCCATACCTCAAGAAAAATTAGAAGATATTATACGTCAAAATGCTTATACAGAAGGTATTCTACTTCAAGACAATCGAGAGCCAATGCCTTATTCCTCAGATGACCATTTTGATAATATACATGATTGTGTTTCAGATGTAGGTAATGCTTTTGATAGCAAACATACAGAAAATTGCATTAAAGAAATGCATCCATCTTTGACAACACGACAAGCATGCTATTGGTGCTGTCACGAGATTGGACCATTTAAATATGGTATGCCAGTTTCTTATGATACAGTTCATCAATCTTTTAATCAATATGGGTTGTTTTGTTCCTTGGAATGCGCAGCTGCGTATAATTTTTCTACAAATATGGGAAGCGATCGAATGTGGGAAATACACAGTTGGATTCAATTAATGGCAAAAAAACTGGGGATTGAAACTCCGATTCGGGCGGCGCCCTCCAAATATTTATTGCAAATGTTTGGTGGACCCATGCCCATTGAAATGTTCCGTTCGTGTCATAAAAGCCTTTATAGGGCTTATGTAATGAATATTCCACCCATGATAAATGTTTCTTCACAATCCGAAGTTATTAACGTGTCTTATATTTATGGTAAACAAAACGATGCTCAGGCAGATGATTCAAAAAATAAATTGTCTCGAAAAAAATCTATCATGGATTCAAAAAAAACACTGGATGCAAAAATGAATTTAACCTATGAAAATATTGAGCAAGAGGTATCCTAACATAAAAAATGATATCACACTTAAAGGTTTGTTTAAATATAAAACTTAAGTCATCATGGCTTCGACCTCTTCAATTTCTGTTCAACCAGCTCCAACTCCTTATCGTATTTCAACCATTACATTTAATGGAGACCTAAATGCTTATATTCGAGGCAATGTATTTTTTCAACATGTATCTGTATGCCCAATTGGTTCATCCGATGCTGGATTTGTATGGGTTGAATGTTGGATGAATGGTGTGCAACATGTTCGAGGTGTATATCCTAAGAAAAAGAAATCCACGAAACGCGCTGTTAAAAAAGAGGACGAAGCGACTTCAACACGTAGTAAGAGTTTTGACAATCAAACATCCATGTATTTCCAATTTAAACGTGATTATATGCCTCATGTTAAATTGTTTAAAAATGGAAATATTCACGTAACCGGTCTTCGGTGTATTGAAGATGGAACACGAGTACTTGAAATCCTCAGTGAAGAGGTAAAACGTATTTTTAATCAATGTGATAAAAAGGTACTTGTAGAAGAAGATATTTCTAAACTGAGTGTGTCAAACCCGGTGGTACGACTGATTAACAGTGATTTTGAATTGCCTTTTAAAATTCGACGCAAAGAACTGCATCAACTATTGATTGCTCCTCCTTATAATAATATTTGCAGTTTTCAACCCGGTACTTATCCTGGAGTAAAACTGGAATATTATTGGAACAAAACACATAGTCTTCAGGATGGGTGCTGTCGTTGTGAAAAACCATGCTTTGGAAAGGGAACTGGAAAATCAAAAGGGGATTGCAAAAAAGTCACGGTAGCCATTTTCGATAGTGGAAGCGTTCTTATTACAGGCGCAACCTCTCATCCACAAGTAGACGATGCTTATCGTTATATTTGCAAAGTGATTCTAGACAATACAAATTATCTTAAAAAAACAATTCCAGTACTGTAAAAC